TCCTGTTATATGCTGCATATATCTATTTATTTGTTACGATTATTCCGGAATGGCTGGGAATATCTTGGGGAGGACAGAATATTACGGTATCCATGACAGATGTGGCTGAAAGTGTGTTAATCTATCTAGGAATTCCGTTTGCTGCAGGTTTTTTGACAAGATTTGGATTCATTCGGACAAAAACGAAACAATGGTATGAACAGGTTTTTATTCCTAAAATTTCACCATTGGCTTTAATGGCATTATTATATACCATTATTATTATGTTTATGACTAAAGGAAATGAAATTATTAATAATCCAGTAAGTGTTGTTCGTATTGCGGTTCCACTTTTGATCTATTTTACGATTATGTTTTTTGCCAGCTTTTATATTTCCTATAAGGCAAAATTTCAATACGATCAAACGGTTACATTGGCATTCACAGCTGCCAGTAACAATTTTGAATTAGCTATTGCAGTCACTGTCGCAGTATTTGGCATTGCATCAGACCAGGCATTTACTGCTGTCATCGGCCCATTGATTGAAGTACCGGTTATGATTTTACTGGTTCATGCGGCAATGTATTTAAAGCGTAAGTATTATAATTTCAATACTTGAATACGATCACGTATTTATATGAAGTGCTGCTTTTATCCTTCCACATCCACTGTTACACCTGATTTGAATTCTACGGTACAGCTATCCTCAAACACCGTAATAGTTTCAATTAGCTGCCGGACAAGATGATCATCAAACTGGGTAATGGCAGTGGATTGTGTTTTTAGGAATGCAGCCATATCCTCTATGCGGCTGCGGATCTCATCCTGATTGGCACTTTTTGCCAGCGCTTGCTGTTTTTGTTCGCGCAGGTGGTAGATTTCTTCGGCAACATCGTCATAACCAGCCTTGGAACTTGCCAGCTTTACAAGCTGTGTTTGCAGTTCTTCCAGTCGGGTATCGATAGCTGCCAGCGTTTCATCATTGTTATGGTTGAGAACGGTTTCAATATTATGCTGCAGCATGGTAAGAAAATCTTTCTTCTCGCATAGCACCTGATTGATGGCCGTTAGGCAGACCTGCGCAAGTGCTGGCTCAGATATGGTACGGGCATCGCATTTGCACGTATGGTCTACTCGATTGACACAGCGCCAGACGATGGATTTCTTTCCTCGATTGTTCCAGTGTATCCGGCGGAATATCTCGCCACATTTACCACAGCGTATCCGTTGGGAAAAACAATGGTTGCTGCTGTAGGTCAACTTCCTCCCGTTTTTCAAGTGAATAGAACTTCGCCGTACCATTTCTTCCTGCACCTGCAGAAATATGTCGCGGGGGATAATGGCTTCATGGTTATCTTTTACATAATACTGTGGCATGATGCCAGTATTCTTGACGCGCTTTTTGGTAAGGAAATCCACCGTATAGGTTTTTTGCAAGAGGGCATCACCCATATATTTTTCATTTTGCAAAATCTGTCTGATATTACTGTCTCGCCATTTGGTGTGACCAGCACCGTTTTTTAACCCGTCCGCTGTTAAATTGCGGGCGATTTTTAGCATACTGGCACCTTCAAGGTATTCCCGGTAAATGCGTTTTACGATTTCTGCTTCCTCCGGAACTATGACCATGTGTTTATTTTCATCCTTGGCATAACCGAGAAAATGATTGCAGTTGATTTGTACTTCACCCCGTTGGTAGCGGTACTGCAGGCCCAGCTTCACATTCTGGCTTAGGGATTGGCTTTCTTGCTGGGCTAGGGATGCCATAATAGTAAGCAGCACCTCGCCTTTAGAGTCCATCGTATTAATATTTTCCTTCTCAAAAAAGACGGGAATGTGCTTGTCCTTTAACTGCCGGATGTATTTTAGGCAGTCCAGCGTGTTGCGGGCAAATCGACTGATGGATTTGGTAATAATCATATCAATCGTACCTGCCATGCAATCTTCGATCATGCGATTAAATTCATCCCGCTTTTTGGTATTGGTACCGGATATCCCATCATCAGCGTAGATCCCGGCTAATTTCCAGTCTGGATGATTTTGGATGTAGGTGGTGTAGTGCTCAATTTGTGTTTCATAACTGGTGGCCTGCTCGTCGCTGTCGGTAGAAACCCGGCAATAAGCAGCCACACGGCATTTTGGCTTTTCTTCAGTATGGTTTCGGTGTAGATAAGTTCGTGCCGGAATGATCGTGACATTCCGCGTCTGTAATTCCATATATGGATTCCTCACTTTCTATTAAACTGTAGGCATATTCAGCTTGCTGAAATGGATCAGTATAGGTTTGCGTTTTTTCTGCAAGGGAGAAGGTGGTGGGGTATAGAACCGGTGACGCTTTTTTAGGTTCCCGGATGCGCCCCAGTTTTTTGGCCCGGCTGGTGATTTCCTTTTGTGCCGCAGTAAACGTATCGGCATCAATAATAGCCGGATAATAATCATCACCGATATAATGCGTCGTTTGCAGGATATGGCGGATACCACTGTGGAAGGCGTGGATCGCTGCCTCTTTCGCAGCCGTAGTCAGTGCAGCCCCGGCAAGATAGGCTTGGAACAGCACTCGTATTTTTTCGGCTTCCTCCACATCCACTATTGCTTTGCCATTTTTAATCCGGTACCCAAACGGTGTATGGCTCATAGCTTACACCAGCCTTTCCCGTAGCGTAATGCCGCATTTTAGCTTAAAGCCGATGTTCGTTCGAGAGTAGACCAGAATTTGTTCTACAAATTGTTGGAATACTGCTTCGTCAAAGCCCGTTAGCATTTTCGCCTTACAAGTATACTGCAGTAATTCTCTCGTTTCATGGACCGTTTTATTATCATCATTCAAAAAATCTACAAGGGAATCTTTTTGGTGCTGCCATTGTTCAGCTTCCTGCAGTAGCTCGTTATTTCCTTTCTGGTACATCGCAGGCTCTAGATATTTTTTCGTCAGCAGGTACGCCAGTGTTTTTTGATGCTCGGCATTTTCCGCCAGCTTTGTGTCTAGATCTTGAATGACTGTGATGCTGTCGTCCGAATGGAGGGTACGCAAACTGGCAAGCAATGGTTTTAAAACAAAGGCATGACCAAAGATGAGCTTATTCATCATCGTAACAAAGGCGTATTTCAGTGCCGTTTCCTTGATGTATTTTAATGAGCATTTTGTGGCATCTGTTAAATGGGTGGCGCAGCACCATGCCACATAGGAATTGCGACCGCCTTGGATACGCCGCTTGAAGGTAGCACCACATTGATGACATCGAATGACACCGGAAAATGGATAACGATTCTGGTACTTTTTATCCTGTGGCAGCGCACCTTTTTCTTTACCACGCTGCCGAATGACCTGCTGGGTTGCTTCAAATATGTCCTTGGTGATGATAGCTTCGTGGTGGTGTTCCACCCGGTATTTATCTTTCTCACCATGGTTATGATGACGATTAAAATGCGAATCGGTATAGGTTTTCTGGAAAATAGCATCCCCAGTGTAATTCTCGTTTTTCAATATGCCACGAATGGTTGTTGCAGTCCAATGGGTACCGCGTTTAGCCGGAATTTCCTTTGCATTTAATTTCTTGGCAATGGCATCTGTACCGATACCGGCAAGTGTTTGATCAAACATAGCTTTTACAATCGTAGCCTGTTCAGGCTGCAGCACCAGTTTTCCCTCTATTACATCATACCCATATGGGGCGTAAGCAAGTTTAAAGGTGCCATTCTGGAAACGGCGCTGTATGGACCAGGTGCTGTTTTCGGCAATCGATACCGACTCATTTTCCGCCAAGCCGCTTAGAATCGATAGCATGAGCTCACTTTCCATCGATCCGGTATTTAGGTTTTCCTTTTCAAAATAAATATAAACGGTAAGCCCCAGTAATTTACGGACCAGTTCCAGACAATCGGTGGTGTTGCGGGCAAACCGGCTGATAGACTTTGTCACAATGAAGTCTATTTTTTTATGCTCGCAATCATCTATCAGGCGGAGTAGGGCTGGGCGCTTTTCTTTTTTCGTGCCGGTAATACCTTCATCATAATAAATACCGGCAAACTCCCAGTCTGGATTTGCCGTAATATAGGCTTCATAGTGCTTTCGTTGTGTGGCAAGGCTGACTAATTGCTCCTCGCTATCAGTGGATACCCGGCAGTAGGCCGCTACCCGCAGTTTATGTTTTTGCGTAGGAAATACAAGCTGGCCTCCGATTTTTGTCACCGTTTTCATGGATTTTCACCTCCTTGTAGTGTGACATAGTACCTCTATATGCCAGATATATCAAGGAATAGATGGCAATATGGCCGCTAATACCGGTGAAAATGTTTTTCGGTTTACTGCCGTTATTTTAGAAAATTCATCAGCAGAAAGCAGCCCTTTATGGAATAGGGACTGCAGTATGTGTTGGGCACGGACATAATCGACTTCGTGCTGCAGTTGTTCCTGCGATATTGACCTTGCTTCGGCTGGTAGCTCATCCGCTTCAAGTGTATGGTTGTTTAGTTCGTTCATGGCAAATCATCTCCTTACAGATAGGCCATGAAATAGGGGAAAGTAAACCTATTTTGTTAGCCCTTATATCTGTAGTCGATAAAACAAACTGCTATTCGAACCCAAGACATAAAAAAAGACCTGCCAGAGTGATGAGACTCCAGCAGGTCCATGGTATATATTCTTATTTTATTTTCGTAATTGCTTCAATGCTTCCTGCAGTCGATCCGGTATGGGAAGTCCCATCTGTGCGGCATTTTCCACAATGGAAAGTCCTTCATTGGATAAGTAGAATAAGATGGTAGCGGTTCGTAACGCGCTGCCGGACCCGAGCATCGTCGCATCCAGCGTATGGGCCACACCGACGAGCACAAAAAGAAGCACCTTCCGGCAGATGCCCATAAAGCCAATCTCGCTGGATAACTGCCGTTCCCGGCAGGCGCATAACACGCCGGTGATATAATCCAGGCAGACAAACGTCAGCAGGGCATAGAGCAGATTGTCAAAGCCGCCGATGAACCATCCCAGCCAGGCACCGACTGCCGCGCACCCGATTCGTATTTCATTCCATGTCATTCTCATCACCCCGCCAAGGTAGCCTTGATTTCCAGATACTGGTCCCCATATTTTACATTATCGATAAACTGGATGTTGTATTTCTGGCCGCGGAACTTAATGAACCATGTTTCCGTGATGTCCGATCGGTACCGGATGACAAACGACACATCCTTTTCCAAATGGACGGCAGCGGCGAAAAAATACTCCCCGCCATGGATATTGGTCACCTTTGCCCAGGTACTACCCTTGCTGACCAGTGTGCTGTCATAGCCGCCCTGCCCGTCGGAGACATCTTCTTTCACCAACAGCTCGATCCGCTGCTTCATTTCCCCGATATCCATCAGAACACCTCATCCCGGTAAGAAAACAGCATGGCCCGCATAAGCTTGATCATGGCATCGAAGTCCGCCGTATCCCGATTTTCATACAGATAGGCCACCCCATACAGGATAGCTGTCTTGATGTCCTCTGGCAGTGTCGTGTAGTCGCTTAACGGATGGCGCAGTACATTTTCCACCGTCGTCGTGGAGGACTGGATCAGACTGTCGATCAAAGCATCCTCCACATCATTATCAATGCGGAGATATAATTTAGCTTCATCCCGTGTTACTGCCATGCTGCCACCTTCCTTCTGTTATTTGCTGGCCTGCTTGAGCGTCTTGATGGCTTCCGGCAGAACGATCTTGGCATCGACACGCTGGGAGCCGAGAAAACCTACCTGACCGGTAACTGCGTATAATTCATTCAATCGCTTAAAGGTGCGGTCCTGCCTGTCGGCAATCCAATAGTAGGAAAAGTCACCGAACAGTACCGTCTTGGCATCGGCTGCCATCTGCGGCATATACCGGCTGGTGACGACCGGGCAGTTCAGAATCTTATCCGGCACATCGGCACTGACGGAAGGCTGCCAGATATACTGTCCCTGCGTATCTTTCAGCTTCCGGATGGCCTTGACGGTGCTTTCATGCAGCAGCAATGTAGCCGACTTGCGGTATGGTTCACGAAGCGAATAGTACAACTCAATCAAATCATCGAAGGTAATGGCCGTGGCGGATGCGGCAGTCGAGCCATCCGAAGCACCGGCGGCATCGACGAGGATGCCGGACGGACGATCCGTTCCGGTGCCTGTGAGGAAGGCTTCTTCTTCGGCATTGCCCAGCCTGCGGGCGAATTCCTGCGCCATATATCCTTCCAGATCGAAGGCGGAATCATTCAACAGTTCTTCGGATACCTTGACGAGCGTACCCAGCTTATGCGCCCCAATAGACACCTGGCCGAAGGTGGTGTTGCTTTCGGTGTAGGCGGCTTCTTCATCCGTCCATGCGGCGGTTCCTTCGCTGGCAACGACCGGAATCTTATGGTTGCCGCTGGCGGTCTGGATCACATGGGACAGGGAGCGCAGCACATTTGTCTCGGCCAGCATCTGGATCAGCGTCCGTTCAAATTCGTCCGGTACGAGGTAGCCGCCCTGGGGATCGGCCCCTTCCTTTAAGGTGTTGCGGATTTCCGGACGGGACTTGCCGCGCATGCTGTCCCAAAATGCGGGTGCATAGGCATCACTGAACCTGCCATGCTTCATTGTATCCTGTTTTGCAGGCTTATTGACGATAGCGGTTGAAGTCGGTTTGCTTAATTCGAGATCAATGGCAGCCTGCGTCTTCAGCCTGTCGATTTCCTTGCCCAGTGCCATGACATCGGCTTCCATCTTGTCATAGGTGGCAGCATCCTCGGTGGAAAGCGTATCACCGGCTGCCTGTTTTTCATCCAGGAAGGCCTTGGCCTGCTCCCAGATATTGGCGCGTTTTTCCTGCAGTTCTAATAATTTACTCATGTTGGTACCTCCATTTAATGTGTTAAGAGCGACAGCCGCTGCTGCAGCGACGCTACGGATATAGTTGTTTTGTTTGCTGACGATGTTGGCTTGGTCTGCTTGGCGATGGCCTTGTTCAATAATGCATTGGTGACCTGTCGCCTAGAAAAAGAATAGCTTCCCATACTTACGGAATTATGCATCTGTTTACTATCACTATCTGTTAAGATGCTGTCGGCAAAGCCGAGCTCAATTGCTTTTCCTGCATTCATCCAGGTCTCGGCATCCATCAGATGGGATAATTGGGTACGGGAAAGTCCGGTCTTTAATTCATACGCATTGATAATGGATTCCTTGACCTCGGACAGCATAGCGATGGCCCGTTCCATTTCATCAGTATCGCCCATGGCGATCGTAAACGGATTGTGGATCATCATCAACGCGGTCGGCGCCATATTGACGGTTGTACCTGCCATGGCAATCACGGAGGCAGCCGAAGCCGCGATTCCGTCGATGTTGACGTGGACCTGTCCGGCATAATCCATCAGCATGGCATAGATCTGGCTGGCCGCTACGCAGTCGCCGCCGGGTGAGTTCAGCCACAAGGTGACATTGCCCTGCCCGGACGCCAACTCGTTTTTAAACAGCTTCGGTGTTATCTCATCATCAAACCAGCTTTCCTCGGCAATGGTGCCGTCAATGGTAAGAATACGACCGGTGTCATTATCTGTATTCCAGTTCCAGAATTTCTTCATTGGTTTTTTCCCTCGCTTTCGGTATAAAATTTTCCTGCCTGGTCCAGCGGCAGCATATTGCCGTTGACCAGATACGTATCGCCGCCCTGTTCGGCAGGGATACGGTTCATATCCTCAAGCTCCCGGATGTCGTTGGCGGAGAGCCAGCCGTTCTGCCTGCCGATGGCATACCCATTCATGCGACTTTGGTAGTCGCCGCGCAGCAGTCCGTCCACATTAAACTTCGTAAAGACCTGCGAGCGTTCCGACGGTAACACCAACTGCTGGTTCATGGCCTGTTCCCAGCGGACGCACCAGGGATTCAAGGTATATTTAACAAATTCCAGCGACTGCTGCTCGATATTGGAGAAGGTGGATTTTTCCAGATCCCCGACCATATGCGGCGGCACCCGGAAGATACGGGCGATCTCGTCGATCTGGAACTTCCGTGTTTCAAGGAACTGCGCCTGATCCGGCGGAATGGATAGCTGCTGGAAGGTCATGCCTTCCTCCAACACGGCTACATTGTGCCGGTTCGTGCCGGAAAATTGGGCATGCCAGCTTTCCCACAGCTTGACCGGATCCTTCACGATGCCGGGATGCTCCAGGATACCGCCCGGTGTAGCACCGTTGGCAAAGAATAACGCGCCGTACTGCTCGGCTGCCAGCGGACATGCCGATGGCATTCTTGGCCATGGCGATCGGACTGTAGCCGATGAGTCCGTCAAACCCAAGTCCCGGAACATGCAGCACCTCGTCCTGCGACAGGACAATCTGCTGACAGCGGTTATCTGCACCGAATTCGTCCGAGTCCTTGGAGTAGGTGTAGATAAGCTGACCGTTCGCTGCCCTGCTGACATCCATCTTGCTGGGGAGCAGCGGATACAGTGCAATCGGCTGCCCGGTGCCGTTCCGGATGATCTGTGCGTAGGCATTGCCCCATAACAACAGATGGCTCATGAGCGTTTCCCGGAAGATGAAACTCGTCATCTCCAGATTAGGGGCATCATGAAGCAGGTTGTACAATGGATGGTTGATGGCTTTCTCCTTGCCGCCATCTGGTGTATACCGGTATAGATTAAGTGGCAGTCCGGCGATAGCTTCGGACAGCACCCGGACGCAGGCATAGACCGCCGTTGTCTGCATGGCGGTCCGTTCCGTCACTACATTTCCGGAGGAGGTTGGACCGAACAGGAACGTAAAGGCCGTAGACAGGTAATTTTTCGGCTTGTCGCGTGAACGAAACAGTTTACTAAAAAGGTTCATATACATCGTTCCTCTCAATTTTTGGGTATAAGAAAAGCGCCTACCTTATTGATAGA